CCTCTGCATCAGACCGTGCATGCATGTAGAGCCTCCCGTGTTTGCCGAGCGGGTTGGCCGGTGTTAAGGTCATCGGCCCATCATGATCATCTCATGTGAGATGGCGCGATCGGGCGCTTAGGACGCTCGATGTTTGCGCAAAAGGAGAAAATATGTACGTAGAGCTGGGAGGACTAAGTTGGGTCATATTGTTATGATGGCCCATTCTGGCAGATGTTCGGATTCGGGGCAAATCGTCCCGGTCTGCCAGATCATTATCATCCAATCCCTCATTGAGCCGAGGTTTGATTCCTCCCTTTCCTCGGCTATTCTTGTTACGACTGCGGCGGACCTTACATATCTGGAAAGCTTTGACTACCTTGCCTATTGCCCTGTGAGAGAGGGCGATATTTTTCATAATAAACTTACAATGGATTGATTTAATGAATGAAGAAAGCGACCCCTCCTCTTTCTGCAAAAAGCGATGAGCAGAAGGGCACTGGAAAATCGAAATCTAAAAATCCCGGTCGCGTGCAACACACGAATCCAGTCGGCTTGCGGGCGGGCCTCAATAAACTCATGAATAAAATCCTGGTATGCGATGATCCTCTTTCACATGCGGGCCAATATGCATCTCTTGCAAACGCAATGACCGCGAGCCAAAAATTCTCGATGGAAATCGGAGAATGGAAGAAGATTCAAGAAAGAGTCGATGCGCTTGAAAAAGAGCAGCAAAAACAATGAGACCACCTTTCAAGCAGCTTGATAAGATCGAAGCCAGAAGCAAACGGCCTGCTATTATCGCGACTCTTCCATCAGGCAATGTCGAAATCTTGCCTGCCGATCTTCTTAACTATTTCATCGTTGCAATTCGATTAGGCACCATCCCAAAGGATCATGCTCTTTATCCGATATTCCTAGAAGCAGAACAAGACGAAGACCAAGGCCAAATATTCGAATGCTTGAGAAAGCTCGCCCAAGGAATCGAACCCATCAAGGGAACCAATGACCTATTCCTGCCAACTGGCAAGCAGGCCGAAAGCATCTTGGAAAGCATCGACCATCCCAAGAGCATCAATCTCTGGTATGGATCGGTGAGGTCGTCCAAGACGATCATGAGCCTGATAGTTTGGCTCTGGCGATGCGCGCAAGGCAGAAAAGGCCGCCGCATGATGGTTGGCAACACGACCGAGACCCTAGAACTCAATTGTATCGAGCCTCTAAAAGACCTGTTGCCCGCCGCAATAAGACACACCACCGGCTGGAGACAGTTCTTCATTTTCGACAAGAAGGTATCTATCCGAGGTGCCAATGATGTCGGACAAGAGAAGAAATTCAGAGGGCCAACTCTCCTAGATGCCTATTGTGATGAGGTCACGACATGGGCGAAGTCTGTATTCAAAATGCTGCGAACTAGGATGGACAAGGCCGGTTCAACGTTGCTTGGTACGACCAATCCTGATCAACCTTTGCATTATATCAAGACTGATTACATTGATCGGGTGGGCGAGATTTCTATCCGTCTCTGGCATTTCATCTTGGATGACAATCCCGGCCTGACGGATGACTATAAGTCCGATCTGATCAAGGAGAATCCGCTGGGAACGGTCTATTATCTCAGGTTCATCCTTGGTTTGTGGGTAGCGGCGGAAGGCAGAATCTATAACATGTTCAGCGAGGCCACCCACGTTATTCATGATGCAATTCCGAAATTTGCAGACGTCATAATTGGCGTGGATTACGGCACCACCAACCCAACTGCGTTTGTAGCTCTTGGAAAAGTAGCCGATGGCGCGCACAAAGGCAAATGGATGGCATTTAAGGAATTCTTTCAAGCAGACAAGACCGACAAAGAACTTTCGGCTGAATTCAAAACGTTTCTATTGAGGGAAGGCGGACGATGGAATCCGTCTGCCATTGAAGTTGATCCATCTGCCGCAAGTTTCAAGCTCCAGCTCCGGCGGGACGGTCAAACAATGGTACATGATGCAGATCATAGCGTCTTAGATGGAATAAGGAACGTAGCATCTTTGCTTGTTGATGGTTCTTTGCTTATTCATGCATCCTGTAAGCATCTAATCGAAGAACTTGCTAATTACCGTTGGGATTCAAAGGTTCAGGAGCAAGGCAAAGATGCTCCTCTCAAAGTGAACGACCATTGCTGCGATGCATTACGATACGCTACTAGGCGAGCTATTAGGCGAGCTATTAGGCGACGGTTCACATGATTTATAACATAGATTCTATTCTCCAAAAAGGTCTTGTTTGGCCTCCCGAAGCCGAAAAGCCACGCTTAACTCTGTATAAACAGAACGAAAACCTGTTTGACGGCAATCATACCGCCGTCTATACCGGCCTGATGCGCCTCTTCCACGCCAATGCAGCCGAGCACATGAAAATCATCATGATTCTGAACTGGCATCGCAGGCTTTCAACCCTGTGGCCCGATCTGCTTATCGGTGAATTGCCCGAAGTCAAAGTATCGGAAACGAACCAGAAGGCCATAGATCAATTGCTAATCGATTCGAGCACTTGGCAGGAAACTTACAAAGCCCTGCTCGACATGTCTCGTTTTGGGGCCGGGCCAATCAAAGCTTATAAGTCCGATGATGGCGATGTTCATGCTCAGGCGGTTGCGCCTTCTCGTTGGTTCCCTATCACAGACGCGTCTGGGCAGGTGACAGAGCAGCTACTTGCTTGGACCACATCGGTTTTTGTGGACCACATCTTGCAGACCTACTTACATTGCGAGATTCATAGGAAAGGCGAAGTAGAGACGCGAAAGTATGCGATCAAGGACAATAAGATAGCATCCGAGGCGTACGAAATAGAAGTTGATGATACCGGAATAGATGACTTCTTGCTCACTCCCTTTTGCAATCTCACCACCACCACAAACCAGTTCGGCATTGACGATTATACGCCACTCGATCCAATAATCAAGCGGCTTGAGACGAGACTTACCAGGATTGGCCGAATATTGGATAGCCATTCAGAGCCCGCGTTTTCGGTACCAGTGGACTCTGTTTCAAAAGATCCAGAAACTGGCGAATTGCATTATGACAGCAATCTGCGAGTCTTCCCTGTGGAAGAAGGCCAAAGCCCGCCTCAGTATATCACCTGGGATGGGCAACTAACTGCCAGCTTCCAAGAAATTGAATTCCTGATGGATCAGTTGTATGCTCTATCAGAGACGTGCCCTCAAGCATTTGGGCAATCCATAAGCGGCACTGCAGAATCCGGCACCTCCCTTCGCCTCCGCATGATGGCCCCGTTGAAGAGAGTCGAACGCCTGCGCCTGAACATTGATCCGGCCCTTAAAAAGCTCATTTGGCTGCTGGCAACGCTGAAAGGCATTGCAATTACGCCGCAAGAAATAAGCATTAATTGGCGGGATGGGCTTCCGGACGACGCGCAAGAACAAGCGCAGAGACAAGGAATTTTAGTGAATTCTGGCGCGATGTCTCCACAAGACGCCATGCGTGAACGTGGATATTCGGAAGAAAGGATATCGAATGCCATGCAAGAAATAAATGAAACCCAAGGCCGATCGATGACGTAGGAAGCCCTGCCCCTTCAGGGGCATGGGAGGAAGTCACACTTGGGAAGGCACGGGACCCCGTGCGTTTGGAATACGATCGTGTAAGTGGTGATCTGATGGCATGTAAACCCAAGGGCAAAGGCAAGAAGCCTAAGCCCAAATAATATTTTTCTCAATAATAGATGTCAAAAATTCTAAATGTTGATGTTACGGTGCCCACTGGCACTGTCGGTAAATGGAAAATAGCCGCAGAAAATATCAGTGCGGGTTCTCGCGATGGAAGATAAGTATCAAATCGCAGATTCGGTGCTTAGTGACGATCTCGACGCGCTGACGATAAACGTTCGACTTCTTCCGGGCGGCGGTGTTAAAAATGTATGAAATTCAATTAGCGGGCGCAGAATATACTCAGAGCGTTGAAGCCGATGAGGTTGATATTTGCGGGATAGAATGTTCTCCCTACGTCCGAATGACAAGGAACAACGAAATCGTTTTCTTTGCCCCATTCGATAGCATCATTTCAATCAGAAAAGTTGAATTATGCAGAGATGCGCAATCCAAATAATTATATTTTTCTTGATAATAATTAGTCTATAACTCGGTCATTGCATCGTCCGTTATCGATGCATCTCGCTGCTAACTTGCGTAAAAGTTGGGTGAATGTCCATGACAGAACAAGAGCTTAATGGCGGGACTCAGCCGCCAGCGAATCACACTGAGGCTGCGGCAAACCCGTCAGAGCCGAATGAATCTGATGTAGAATTTACTCCCGAGCAACAGAAAAAGCTCGGTAAGCTCCTTGCCGCCGAAAGGCAGCGTGAAAGGGAGCGATACAAGGACTATGATGAGCTGAAGACCAAACTCAAGGATATCGAGAAGTCCAAGCTCACGGAATCGCAGAGGCTCCAGCAGGAACGCGATGAGGCTATCAAGGAAAAGGATGCCCTAAGCAAGAAAGTTGAGAAACTTGGCGCGGTTGAGCTTCGAACCAAGTTATTCAGCGACTTCCGAACCAAAGATGGTCAGGGACTCCCAAGTCATCTGATGAAATACGTGACTGGCAAGGACGAAGAGTCTATTACCAAGAGCATCGAGTCCATTGCGACCGATTTTGGAGCCAAGTTAAGCAAAAAACAATCAATCGGCAACCCCACGCCGGCGGGCAGTAACGACGCGGCAGATAAGCACGCTTTCATGAATGCCCAGATTTTGCAGGCAGCGGGGCGAGGTGGCCGATAAGCGAGGTATTTTCACATGAGTGACTATGATAATATAATTACGAGAAGTGGGGTTAGCAACCTAATTCCCACTGAGTATGCTAAGGAGATCATTCAGACGGCAATCGAGGGCAGCTTTACACTCCCCAGGATGACCAGACTCAACGATATGCCTACCAAGATCAGGCAGCTTCCTGTCATGAGCCTGTATCCGTCTGCGTATTTCCTGTCTTCCGAATCTGGCGATGGCACCGGCTCATCCTATTCCGAGGGCCTGAAGAAGACCACAAAGCAGAACTGGACATATAGCACCATCACCGCCGAGGAACTTGCGGTTATTGTGCCCATTCCGGCGGCTGTCATAGACGATGCGGCTGGCGGCGGCTATGACATATGGGGCGAAACCGCTCCAAGGCTCGCAGAGGCTATTGCTAAAGCCATTGATGCGGCAATCATCCACGGCACCAACAAACCCACCTCATGGCCAAACGGCATCGTGACCGATGCTACCAGCAAGTCACAGGCAATTGACAAGTCCGCTTCCGTGGGCTCTGGAAAGACTTTCACCGATCTCGCAGACGCAATTCTTGCAGAAGGTGGCCTGTTCAATCTGGTTGAGGTGGATGGCTATGATGTGAATGGCGTGGTTGGCGCACTCTCCCAGAAGGCGGCACTCAGGGGCCTGAGAGACGCAAACGGGCAGTTCATCTTCCAACCCGATATGACCTCCCCCACCAAGTACTCCCTGGCAGGCGTGCCCGTCGCATTCCCGAAGAATGGAGCACTTGATTCAACTGCTGCTCTGCTTATTGCAGGCGACTGGCAGAAGGCCGTCTATGCGTGGCGGCAAGACATTACCTACAAGATCTTCGATACCGGTGTCATCACAAATGATTCCGGTACTGTGGTCTTCAACCTGTTGCAACAGGACATGCTCGCCATGAGGGTTACATGCCGTCTTGGATGGGCCTTGCCGAACCCGGAGAACCAGGTGCAGACAACCGATGCAAGCAGGTATCCATTCTCTATTCTGGTGCCGTGAGGTGGAGAGATGAGATATCTTTCTATCTTTTTGGTCATGCTGCTTATCGGCATGGCAGGGGCGCAGAGTACTTGGTATCCAAGAAGTGCGGATTATAACACTACGGGCGATGTCAATGCCGATAATGGGCATTTTACTGGGGATTTCACCATTGACGGAACTCTCGGAGTGGGCACCAATGTGAGCAACGGAGTGTTCTCTGAGGACATCGCGCTTGGTGCGGGTTATGATTGGTATTCCATAGCAGGGGCCGGAGTTGTTGACTTCAGCAACATGACCGGCTACTTCAAAGGTCCAACTGGTGAGTATACACTTGGCGGAAACGTGACGATCTCGGGCACGAAGACCTTCACTTCTGGCACTGGCGCATTCGACATCAATGGAGAGGCAACCACCCGAAACATCACGCTCGATGCTAATAAGAATGTGGTTCTTTCCGGCACGGGAACCGTGAGCGGTGCAGCGACCGTCGCAGGAA